GATGCTGCCAGCGATTTAGCCTACCAAGCCGACGATATTAACGCCGCAAATAGCGACTTAAAAGACACGGTTGAAGAGCTAAAAAAGCCGTCGGCGGCGCAAGAATCCTCCAATTCAAAGAGCAAAACCAAGCAAAAAAACAGCTCGAAAAAGTAAGCCTAACAGGCAAAGGGCAATACGCCCCAAGCCTGCACTTACAGCTTATTGAATTAGAAGACGACTTAAAACGCTTAAAAAGCTATGTAACCCGCGCCGACAAAATCACTCACAAACGTGATGTGTTATTGCCAAAGTGGTTACCCATTGTTGAAGACTATTTAGCAAAAGAAGGAAAGCAAAATGAAGACAACCCGATTTATGCGTACTGCACGATTTGGCTGTTTGACGTTGGCAACTTCGCTCGCGCTCTTGAGTTTGGTTTCAGAGCCATTGAGCTTAACCAGCCCATGGCTAGCAGCATTCGCCGCCAGTGGCCTGGTTTTATTGCCGACACTGTTTTTGAGTGGGCAAGCACCCAAGCAGAAAAAGGCAACAGCATTGAGCCTTATTTTAGCCAAGTGTTCAGCAAGGTTGCGAACACGTGGAAATTACCTGAGCAAGTTACGGCTAAGTACTACAAGTTTGCGGGTCTTGCGTTACTGCGCAGCAAAAACGGCGACATATCGCCATCGCATGTGGGCGACGTGCAACGCTTACAGCAAGCCGATGGCTACTTAGCCAAAGCCGCCGAACTGCATAAACACGCACAAGTAAAAACAGTAAGAAACAAAATAGCCATGAGATTAAGAGCCATTGCCGAGCTAAACGCCCAGTAATAGCCAAAGCTCCAAACCCTCCAGTGCACTAGCCGAGCGTTTAACGGGCGACCGTTAATAACCGCGTCGACGCTAACTGCACTGAACCCAAATTGAATAGGTATACGGTATGTCATTTGGATACGAAGCAACAGCACAAAACAGCATTGAAATAGATGCTCAAAGCGGCTGGCCAGCGTTAAGCACTGGCGAGTTTCGTGATCATCGCCGCATACCTGAGTTTTACGAAGAAACCGTAATAGCCGACTCATTAAACCGCAGCGCATTAGAAGTGCAGCAGCAACTAAGTAACTTTTTCATGAAAAAAGCAGACACGGACGTCACTTTTACGCTTGTTAATGGTGTGCCTAACTTTAACGATAAACAACAAAGCGTTTACCGTGGCGCCGTGTATGCCCGTTCGCATGCCGATTTAATGGGGTATTTTTCAGCGGTTGACCAAAAAGCAGCAGGCAACAACAAAGCTGACGACGTTGATCAGCAAGACGCGATACTTGCGCAGTCTAACCGTAGCGTTCGTTTACTCCTTGGCCTTGGCCGTGCGGGAGTGCACACACTATGAGCCAAACAATAAGCAAGCTACAGCAATTATGTAACTACCTTTGCCAAGGTATGAACCCATACGTAAAACCTAACGATATTGATGGTTGGCAAGGTGGGGGCCAGTTAATGATTAACACAGAAGATTTAGGTTTGAGTGGTTGTTTGCTAGCAAAGTGGAAGTACGACGCAGTTATAGAGATTGAACGATTACCACACCGTAAAGTTAACCCTTATAACCTACTTGGCATGATAGCAGTTTGGCTAATTGAGGAAGATTCTGACCGTGATGATTACGGTCTATCAGACCCTGATTTAGATATTACGGTTATCAGCAAAGATCACGCACAAGTAACCATCGAATTAGACCTGATTGACGATATTGAATTAGTACCAGACGAACAGGGACCAATTAGATATCTGGGTGAGCGTTACCGTATTTCATTAGTGCCAATAAACATAGCCGAGAGTGCAGACCTTCAAACCAAGGACGCTGATTAATGGGTATCAGCATTGAAGCTAAGGGTATCGATAGCATAGACATGCAATTGGCAATGGCATGTATGCCAGCTAAAAAGCGGAAACGCTTCATGATAAGAATCGGTAATGAAATAAGAGCAAAATCAAGAGCCAATGCTAGAAAACAAGAGAGCCCAGAAGGAGAAAAATGGGCAACAAAGAAGAGTAAAAAAGGCGGGAAAAAAATGTTTAAAAAGCTACCGCAGACAATAGCGGTAGATGGGCAGCCTAATTATGTAAACGTGTATTTTTCCAGAAGGTATAAAGGGAAAAGTAAGTTTCACTCGGGTGTTATAGCAAAAATGCACGATGAAGGAAGAACCATTAAGAGAGATAAAGCAAGGCATAAAATGGCTATGCAGAGTTATCAGGAAAGAAATGGAATCGACCAAAAATCACCCGCAACGGATGCCCAAGCTAAATTTATAGTAAAAATGAAAGCGACCAGGTTTTATTCGCTTAAAGAGCAAAAAGAAGGAAATTTGGAAAAAGGTAAAACGCTGAGAATTACAAAAAAATGGGTTCTGGAAAACCTTACGTTTGCTAAAGCTGGTGCAATGATTAGCTCATTACAAGGGAAAAAAACAAGTGGTTCGGGATCATGGCAAATAAAGCTACCGCACCGTGAATTTTTAGGTGCAACACCTGTAGACCAAAAGAAAATATTTGAACGTGTATTACAAGGCATCAACTACGGTTGGACAGTCAAAAAACAAGATATGAGAGGATAAACACATGTCACTAGGTAAAGTGCAAGTTAACAATTTGAATTTAGGGCAAGGTGACATCCAAGGTGTTGAGCGACACTTCTTGTTTGTTGGCCGTGCAGGTTCGGTTGATGAAGAAAGCCAATTATTTAGCATTGGCGCTAAAACCGACTTAGAAAAAACCTTTGCAGATAGCCCACTGCGCGATCAGCTTATTGCTGCGCAATTAAACGCAGGCCAAAACTGGACCGCAGCGGTTTACCCAATGGCCGAACTGGAAACCATTGTTGATGCCATTGACCGCGCCAACGAAGTACAAAGCTTTGAAATGGTAGTGGTATGTGCTGAGCAAACAGCAAGCGCAGAACTCACAGATATTCATGATCACCTAACATCATTGCAAGCCACATTAGGCCGTTTTGTATCGGCATTGGTTGCCGTGCCTGGTATTGATGCAGCTACGCAAACATGGCCAACCTATGAAGCCGCAACCATTGCATTGCAAGCCGATATTGCCGCGCACTTAGTGGTGCCCGTACCGCAATTACACGGCAATAACGTAGGCGTATTAGCAGGGCGATTATGTGACCGCAGCGTAAGCATTGCCGACAGCCCCATGCGCGTAGCAACGGGCAGTGTGTTAGGCCTAGGCGCGGCACCGGTTGACAGAGAAAACGAGCCGCTGTCTCTTGCCACACTAGAAACCCTAGCAAATAAACGCATGAGCGTACCGCAGTGGTATAGCGATTTTGAGGGTGTTTATTGGAGCGATGCCCAAACGCTCGACGCTGCAGGCGGTGACTACCAATACCTTGAGCATTTACGCCCAGTGCATAAAGCCAGCCGAGAAGTGCGGGTATTAGCTATTCGCCGTGTTGCAAACCGTGCGCTTAATTCAACGCCTAACAGCATTGAACTAAACAAGTCGTACTTTATGAAGCCACTGCGCGCCATGAGCAAAAGCACCACCATTTTAGGCACGCAGTTTCCGGGTGATATTAAGCCGCCAGTAGAGGGCGATGTAACGATTGTATGGACCACAAACAAAGCGGTGGTTATTTACTTGGTTGTTCGCCCTTACAACTCGCCAAAAGAAATTACCGTAAACATCATGCTTGATTTAAGCAGCAACTAGGAGCACTAACCATGCGTTTATCTGGAATGAATTTTAACGTGAACTTGGGTGACATTATGGTCCAAGTTGACACGGCATCACTGGCTATTACCGACAATAGCGCCGTGAGCCAAACAAGTGGCGTGCCTGATGGTTTTGTTGATGGCGATGTAGCGGCCAGCGGTGAGCTATCGGTTAACGCCAGTAACTTTGCGCTTATATCAGATGCGGCAAAAAGTGCAGGCGCTTGGCGCGCAATGGAACCGTTCGACATTATGTTTTATGCAAAAACCAGCAAAGACGAGCTAAAAGTAGAAGCGTTTGGTTGCCGCATTAAGCTAAGCGACATTTTAGACATAGACAAAAAAGGTGGCCAAGCCAGCCTGTTTAAAATTCCGTTTGATGTAACCGACCCCGACTTTGTAAAAATCAACGGTGTGCCGTACTTACGCGCCGAAGAAATTGAAAACATAGTGCAATAA